GTCATCGAAGAAGAAAAATTCCTTCGATCATGGTGATTATAAAAATAACCACGACACAAATCTCACGGGAAGCAGACAGCCGGAAGGGCCGTTTGCTATTCTCGATGGGGTAATTCGTTCTGCATCTCACTGTTTGGAGAAAGAACCGAACGCTGTCACCTTCTATCCTGGTAATCGACTTAGCCAGCTACTGCGTAAGCAGGCTGCATGGCTCATCGAAAAGGACAAGAAAGGACATGAATTTGTGGACTGTACCTCAGTGTCAGTCCTGCACGACGCAGCTTATCTTTGTAGATCCTTGCTAGAGGTCTTGCTCGACCACGAAGCATCATTGATAAGCCTCCCACTGGACTCTTCTTTGAGTCTTTTTAGTTCTGCTCGTTTTTGGGGAGCAGACTCTTTTCTGAAACACGCCAAGTATTTAACGGCATGGCCCATAGCCTCATATTTAACGGATAAGAATAATCCGAATGATCTACCGAAGCCACCACAAACATGGTTCTTCACCAACACTGTGTCTAAGTTTGGCACTGGTGAGGAGGACCCATCGTTCCGAGACTGCTTCAAAGGCAGGATCTGCAAGTATCTGAAGAACAGACTTGTGATCAAGAACAATAAGAACCTCCACTTATGGTGGAGTTGGCTTCAAGGTATCAAAAGAGGCTGTGCAGCAGCTTCCGAGAGTACGGTTATTGCTTCTCTCCAGGATCACTCCAAGGCATTATCAAAGAAGGGTGAACTCAATACCCGCGATGATGATGATCCTTTCCTTGTTGATCTTCGGGAGAAATGCCGCACATTCTGGAATCGCGCGATCAACAATCATGTGCCCCCTGCATTACGGAGTCGTTGCGACACTCCGACCGTCAAGTGTAAAAAGAAGGACGGATCCCCGGACATGACACCATCATCAGGTGCATCTTGGGAGAGTCCATTCAAGGACGGTGGGACACATAATTGGTTGTATGACTATTTCCACTACGGACTCGATCGCAAGGTCGATTATGATGAAAATCGAAATGATCTGAGCAGTAGGATAGTCCGTGCCCTGGACGGGCAGGAAAACCTATCAAAGCAAAGATACTATCCAAGCGAATTCGAGCAGGTCAACAGTGATCTGTTGAGTATGTGGTATGACTCGAGGTCTAATATCATCCGCGAAGAACGTGGATTTCCTCTCAATGCATCTTTTGATGAATTGGTTCAGATCAGCCGTTCCGGTAGGTTCGATCACACTAACGTGGAGATCATCCCCTTGAAAGAACCGCTCAAGATCCGCACCATTTCCAAAGGAAACGCCTTAAAGTATTGGTTAGCGAAACCGATGCAACGAATGATGAGAGACTTGACCCGAAAGTACCCACAAATGGCTCTCACTGGTGGTCCATTAGAATCACAACACCTTGAGTGGTTGTGGACCATGACCGATCAAGTACGTGATCGGGTAGCTCCTTTCCGACCAGACCTAGATCTGGACTTCACACACGTCGTGAGTGGAGATTATAAGGGGGCTACCGACGGACTGGACATCCATGCTACAAAAATGGCATTTGAGACTGTCCTGTCCATGGTTGAGTTACCGTGCCAAGGCTCTATGGCCCTTAACAGTGACTCAGACTTCGTACAAATTGATCGGACTGAGGTGAGTGAAATGTGGAAAAATAGTTTACGCGATGTTCTGTATGAACAACTACTGCATTACCCAAAGGGTGGGCCAGATGCAACTCCGCAGACGAACGGTCAGTTGATGGGTTCAAATCTGTCTTTTCCTATTTTATGTGTTGTCAACCTTATTGGTTATTGGATGACATTAGAGGAATACACAGGTTTAAAGTTCGAACCTAATCATCTACCTGTCTTGATTAATGGAGATGACATCCTTTTCAGAACTCCTCGTCCAAGACCTGATGACAAAACTTCCTTTTATGAGATATGGAAGAAGAACATATCCGCACTCGGTTTTGAGTTGAGTGTCGGAAAGAACTACATTCATGACCAAGTTTTTACGGTCAACTCTGAATGTTATGTCATCAGTGGTGGGAAGGAATCACCACCATCATTCAGGCGCGTACGACACTTAGATGTCGGTCTTTTAACTAATAATAACGCCTGTGCTCGCTTGGAAAACCGTGTCTTGCCACTGGCCGACAGGATCCAGCAAGTCTTGGATGGAGCACACGACAAGGGTCGTGTGTGGCGACGTCTTAAACACTACTACCGCGAGGAACTTAAGAGCTGGATGCAGGTTGGAAGGCACACAACTTTCAACGTGTTTGCGGCGGTAGCACTTGGAGGACTAGGTGTTAAGGCACCATGCGGAGTCGATCCTTGCTTCACCAAATTTCAAAGGCGAATGGCGGGCTTTCTGCGCAAGCGGAACCTCGCTATAACCAACATCGATGAGATGAAGGAATATGAGGTGATTGCACTTTCAAGCCAGAGAGACGGCTCCGGACTATGCTATGAAGTCCCCAAGAATGGACGTACAGTTCAGTGGGTAGAACCAGAGATTATTGAGGAAAAGGCAGATTTACAGCTCACTAAGGACATTAGGAACCTTCCGATATTGTGCAGAGAGCAACCTATAACAAGGTCATCATGGGTGAAGAAGTACTCCATCCGCTCTCTCAATCTTTTCAAGAAGGCGCTTAAAGACCGTATTCTAAGCTTTGATGCGGATCCTTCATCTTTTTCGAAGGTATTAGCGCTGAATCCACAATCGGAGGCAAAGGTTGATGTGGCATGGCTTCCATGTCACATCTTTCCTGACCCTGAGGTCTGAGTGGGACTGGGGGTCCTGGTATTAATCATCCAAATCGCTTTGCGAGCCAAGGAATTACTTCCGGATGGCCAACAGACTGCACGGATGAGCCGTTTATTTAATGGTAGACCAGGATGAACAGTCGGTACTCTATCTCTCCACTACTTTCTTTAGTTAAAAGCAGCACCTTATGCTGCACCTCTGACATCAATCTGGCCAGTCGTCGTTGACGTAGATGGCATGATGTTACTAGAGAGTAGTCGAGAGGTCCACTTGTGGGAGGGCGAGTCGCGTGCGGACGTCTGAAACGATCGTGCGCGGGTGCGTGAAAGCCTCTCCTGTCGGTGCAATTCCGGCAGCACAAGTGTAGTATGTTTCCACTATGCCTACACGTCGTCAAAGGAGACGTGTCCAATTCCTCGCTGCACCCGCAGCAAACTCTGGAGCACGGCGGGGTCCCCCCGCTCGTGCGCGTCGTGCGCCTCAGGGACGTAATCAGCAGTCCGCTGATAAGTCCGCAGGCCAAATTGTCCGCGCGCGGAATCCTATCCCGCGTGGACTGTCTCCTAACCATCATTTCAACGCTTTTGGAACACAGATTCCTCAGGCTTTAGCTTTCAGTGTAGGACCGGCTACCCAGGTGAGTGGAGCATACCGCTTCCCTCTAGCCTTGCAGCCAGCCGACACTTTAACATTGTTAGCCTTTCAGCCTGGATCTGGAGCTCACCAAGCCCTCATCGTCAAGTCTGACGGTACGGGCCCCTCTGGTTGGTCTCCAGTGAGTGCACCGTCGATCACTAGCACGGGTATAGATACCGTTACTGGTCCATCGGCGTCCTCACCTGATAAAATCATGTGTTCCCGTGGCTCTCTTCGAATACGCAATCTTACACCGGCCGGTGAAGTTGCTGGTGCTGTTCATATCTTGCGTGTATCAACTGGAATGCCTTCATTCTACGCTGATCCCGCAGAAGCACCAACTATCGGAGAGATGATCTTGCAGCATAAAGACACAGTTACCATGTCTGGCTCTTCTCTTACGGAGACCCATCAATGGGATTGTATACCTGTATCTCAAGACAAGTACCACGAATTTGTTTCGCCTTATCCAGCTACGAGTGCACTGAATGATCCTGGACTCTCAACTATCTTAGTATTGTTTGAGCATCCAAATCCAATGCAGCACTACGAGCTGTCAATGGCCGCCACTTACTATGCCAGGTATCGGCACTCCGGTCCTTTGGCAAATGCTTCCGCTCCTCCTCCTGTAGCTCCTCTTCCCATGATAAATCGGGTACGAGGTATAGCTGAGGCGATTGGAAGTATGGGCACCCCTCTACTCCAGAAGGGTATGGCCATGGCGAGACGTGAAATAGAGAGAGCAGTTCCTGGTATGTTGGGCAACTTGGTACGTCAGAATGCAGGCTTCCCTGCTCTGGCGAATGCCCGGCTCTTGCCGATTGCTCTCTAGGTTAGGTCTTCGTGACAGCACCCCCATCGAAGGCATATCTCTTCCGCTTGTAACAGAGTGTCGAAGACCCTGTGCCTAGTGTACTGGTGGTATTCATCAGAGATAATGTAGGGTGATACTGTTCCGCCACAAAAGCTTCGCTAGCTTAGCACAGAACCATATACGTAGAGCCTCACGGACAGCGTCAAGCTGCCGAAGAGCTACCAATGTATGGGTGCCATGGAAAAAGCATGAGCGGGTGTGTTGCTGTGACAGGAGGTCACGCAGAGCATCTGCGATGTGGCATTTGGGACTTTATTTACACTGCGTTATTTCTGGAGGGTACTCCAGGCAGGCGATCAA